TACATAAAAATTTATACACATTTAAGCCATTCATCACTATTTCTATCTCTTTCTCTACTAAGAGTAGAGTTTTCTTTTTAAACTTAATACGATTAAAATTCATCAAACTTAATACGTTTTTATTTTAGCTTAAATAAATGAGAGAGAAAAAATGAGAGAAAAAAAGAATAAAAAAAAAGCGTCTATAAATTAATATAGACGCTTAATTCTTTTAGTTAAATTTAAAGACTATTAACTTTATTCTCGAAGAATTTTATATTCTCGATAATATCATTAGATACTTTATTAGTTTTAATAAACTCTTTATTAGAGTTAATTAAATCTAGATATAAGTCTTTTTTATTTTTATCTAGATACGAATTAATATCGACTAATAAATTAACTTTTTTAAAACGATTATTTTTAGTAGTATCATACTCGATATCTATTTTTCTATAATCGTTATTAAAAGCTAATTCGATAGTAGTCGAATTTTTAGCTTTTTCGTAAATAAAAAAAGACTTCGTTTTATCTCTTTTATTATTAAATAAACGAAATAAAATTTTCTTATCTTTAAATTCTCTAAAAGATAACGCTATTTTATTTTCGACTATTTTATTTTCTACGTTTTTATTTTTCATCTTTTTTCTACTTTCTAACTTTCTTAAACTCTTTTAATTTTTAAAAGATTTAAATTTAAAAAAGTTAATTAAATATAATTTATTTTAATAGAAATTAAAAGACTTATTTTCTGTTGTATTAGTTTTAATGTTGTTCTACTTTTGTTCTTATTATATTCTAATAATACTACCTACACTAGAATAGTATAAAAGCTTAATAATAATAAAAACGTAATCGGTAACTTAAATAATATAATCATAATTTACTTTCTTAATTAGTTAATAAAATTAATTAATATATTTTTATAATCATAGTTATACGTTTTTATTTCTATTTTTTAATTTTAACGTAATGCTAGGCTCGAGGAGGACGAAGCTCTTTCCCTCATTTTTTTTTATTAATCTTGATCCCTGCTGATCCGCCTTGATCCTAGGATCCGTACTGAGCAACTAGGCACAAGCATCACCGCAAAGACTTAGGCGGCGTGTTATTGTATGTTGTGTTCTTTCTCTATCTTGTCTAGGTATGTTGACATCTCATCATCGTTCATTGCGTCAAGTGTACTATGTTGTACTTCTTTCTTTTCAACAAGGAACCCTAGCAACTGAGACTTTAACCTTATCGCATTGACTGCTGCGGAATATTGTTTCTTGGCACAAGCATCTTTGTACACAATGTCAAGCTTCTCTACCTCTTTTGACACACTCTCACTTGTCAAGCGCCTAGCATCAACCCTTAATCTATCGATGTACTGGATAATCTTATCTTTCTTTAAGTTGCGGGCAGCTTGTACGTGAGCTGATGTTTCAGAATAACCTGCGTCAACAGCAGCGTTTCTTTTACCTTTTCCTGCAGCAATGCCCTCACAGAACTTCTTTTCCATTGAGGATAAGGTCGCTTCGTTTGTTTGATGTATCTGGTCTATTGTTATCGCCATATTTATCCTAATATAGCGATTTATTTATGATTGTAAATCTAGATTATTTCCACATTATATTTTAATATTAGCCTTAATCATTCTATCTCTATCTCTTGCGGATATCTTATAGTATGTTTTTGCACTAACAGGGAATCTACCTGTTTCATCTAAAGTAGGGTCAATAATATAAGTCCCGTTAAACTCGAACCCTAACATACCATTCTTAACTTCTAATACTTTAGGCGAATGCTGTATCTTATTCATCTTATAATCTTTAGGCAATACTACTTTAGGATTATGTGATACAACATCTATATATTTACTAACTGCCATTATTCCTCGCTTTCTTTATGTTGTTGTCTAATTTAACTTGTGCGTCAACTCGTTGTATATTAGCATCAACTTTTTTTCGTTCTTCTCTTTTGATACGGTCTATCTCACACATACAACTAGCTTTTCCGTCAACACCATCTATCTTATAAAAAGTAGATATAGTTTTACCTTCAAGTTCTACTTTCCACACGTTATCTTTTTCAAAGATACTATATCCTCGATATATTCCGTCTAATCGTTTCATATGTCTCCTTTATTAAAATTTAACTTATTTAAATAAAATAAATAAATAGTAACAAAATTATACAATATTATTCTATCGTTTGACTATTATAATGTAATGTAGATTGATCGCAAGTATTAGGGTCTACATCAGTAATCATTCTATTATGCGTTTCCTCTAATCTTTTACTAATGAGTCCTACTGTATAGTGTAGTAGTGGAAATTGTTCTTTTCTTATTGCCATTATATCAAAGTCTTTTAACACTTTTTCTTGTTCTTCACTAACATAGATAGTTAGTTTTTTATACTTGTCCGCCATTATTATGCTCCTCTATTCGTTTAGGTATTACTTTATCCATATCGCATTGATCGCAACATACGCCTTCTTTTGCTAGTGGTTCAGGATTATTTCCCCAACCAACAAAACTTTCTTTACATAAAACACATACTTGTGAGTTATCTTTGTCCATAGCTTTCGCTTCTTCAGAATCCATAGGATCTCTCATTATGGGTTTATCATTCATTTACTCTCGCCTCCTCTATGTTTATTACTTTTATTCCGTATGGTAATTTTTCTACTGGATCATCTTTAGATTTCCATGTAGCTTTATAGACAATAGTACTTGCTTTAAAGTCTTTCACATATTGAGCATAATCTTCTTTAGACATTTGCTCTTTGTATTTAGTAAACCAAGCTTTTGCTACGAAGTCTGCAATAAATCTTTTAGACATTAGTACCACTCCGATTTAACTTCGTGAGGTATAAAAATAGCTGGTCCTAGTATTTTTGGATAGCCATCTTTGTTAGCTAAAAAAGATGCTGCTTTATTTTTTTTAATACCTCGTTTCATTCTAGCTTCTTCATCTACAAGTAAAGTTCCAGTAGACAATACAAGTCTTTCTACCCAACCTTTTACAAACTTTTGTGCCTGTTCTAAAGTAGGATCATCTTCTGTTTTCTTTATTCTTTTAAACATATTCTACCTTTCTATTAATTTATCTTAAAATTAAGAATAAAATATTTTTTAGCAATTAAAACAATATTATTATAAGGGTTGCCATTTACCATTCTCTTTATAAAACATTTTAGTATGTCCATTTCTAAAAGCCATAATTTCTAATGGATCAAAATCTAAATTACCATAATACATTCCATATTCTTTATCTAAATCATCGTCATCACAAGTATAAAATTCTACACCTGTGTCGACTATTTTAGTGTAATGATTTCTCACTCTTGTATCATTTAATCTAACAGCAAAACCTTCTGTCATATCTTTAGATTGAAGCCTAATCCAAGTAGGAATACTTTTAAAATAATATGCCCAATCAAGTTTATCTTTCTCTACCATTATAACATATCTCTTGATATCTCTATTTCAGGACATAACTTATTAATAAATGTTAATAGATACCACACTGCTAAATCGTATTTAGCACCTCTTGTTTTACAAAAGTGAAAAGATATATCTTGTTCTTTATAACTTCTCTCTGCTTCTGTAGTTGCTTTTTGAGTAAAGAAAAAAGTTTCGCAACTTCCATCGAACACTATATTATCAATGCTAGAACTATCTTCAATAAGATCACCAGCAACTGGTTTTACATATTCTTCGTATTCTTCTTTGATTCTTTTCCACTTACCTTGTGGTATATCTGTTTTTTGTCTCCAATAGTTAGTATAACCCATATTCTTCCTTTCTAGTTAAGTGAAGGTTTGATCTTATAGTTAAGATTAACACGCATAGCAACCTTCAAAGCTCCCTTTCAGTTAAATGGTAGCAAATAGAAAAGATGAAAAAACAAAACTACTCGCTACCAATATTATAAGTATAATTTAAAGATTATCAAATTATACCGTATAATTATTTTTTAAGAGTAAATGTTGCTTTAGCAGATTTGCCTGCTTTGCCAGCTTCATCTATAATTTCTACAGCAACAAAACCTCTTTCTCTATCCCAATCAAGGTCGATAGTCTTTCC